GCACCCCGCACCATCGACCACTGCATGGGTGACAGGTTGGCGATGGCCGTGAGCACCACCGGAAGCGCCTGGGTCAAGTCGGGTACCGGCGGTGCTGTTGGTAAATCGAGTTCAGCGGGTGCACCGCTGCGATCAACATCAAGCCACCCACGCGGCAGCCCGAGGGTGTCCTCAATGTCGTCTCTCGTCCCCTCACCAATATTTCGGCGCTTCGTCAGCCACTGGTTTACCTGGGCAGCGGCTTTGCCGATCCGTTGGGCAAAGTCCTTCTGCGTGCTCGCGTAGCGCTTGCTCTCGACCAGACGCGAAAGGTTCGTCCGTCTCGTTGCATAGATGTCGGTGAGGTACATAGCGCAAAGCTAACTCCCGACGTGTAGCACGGCGGTTGCCTAAAAAATAGCCGCGAGCTACATTAGCGGCATGGAACACGTCATCGACCGTCTCGGCGGCCCCTCTGCGGTCGCCAAGCTGCTGGGCCTGAGGTCACCCAGCGTCACGAACTGGCGTCACCGGGGCATCCCCATCGAACGCTGCGTCGCCATTGAGCGCGCGACCGATGGCCGCGTGATGCGCTGGGATCTGCGCCCCGATGACTGGCGCGACATCTGGCCGGAGCTGGCTGAGCGGGCGGATGCGCCGGCGGCCGCCACCCCATCGATGCAGGAGGCTGCGTAATGCCCATGAAGAAGTCACAGCGCCGCATGGCGGCGAAGGTCGCGGCGCTCAAGGTGCGCCGCATGCGGCGGCAGCAATTGAACGCGCGCCCCAGGCCGGACCGGCAGCTGGGTGATGCCCTGCTGGCCGCGCTGCCGGATTTGGTCCGCCAGCTCAATTCAGCGTTTTCAGCGCTCCGAGCCATTCGATGAACTCGCGTACACGTGCGCGCTGGGCTTCGTCCAGCGTCTGCCCAATCGCACCGCTTTCGCTGAGTTGCATCTCGGTCTGGGCGGTCAGCGTGAGGTGCATGGTGTTGCCGTTGTGGTGCGTCTGCATGAGTGTCGCCACGACGATCAGCAGCGCGGCGCGATCGGCCTGCAGCGCGGCAATCTGGGTCTGCATGCGGGTGATGTCTTCGGTCATGGGTGCCCTCCTTGGGCTGGTGCGTGTAGGAGCCGCCAGCGTACCCACCAAGGCAGGGCGCCCGCCTATGGCGCATCCCCTCGTTGAGGGACGCGCCGTTCATGATGGGGAGTGGGCTTGATGGCCAGTGGTATCGATGCGCCGCGCCGCGGCATGCACCCCGAAGAGGTCATCGCCGACCAGATGCGCGCTCGATCTGCGCCTGGGTCGGGAGCACGTAGCCAGTCGTTTGGCCTAGGCCATGCAGCACCTTGTCGGTGGTTGCAGTTGATGCGAGACCTGCTGCGTGCATGTCTTCGAGGCATAGGTGTACTTGCTCGATGGCTGCATCTGGGTTCGGGTGCGAAGCGATGAGCCCTCGCACTGCGGCCTGCAGACCAAGGATGAGTCCGTGCATGAAGTCGAGCCGGTCGTCTAGGTCCTGGGGTTCCATGGGCGCCCTCCTTGGGCTTGCTGGTGTAGGAGCCGCGAGCGTATCCACCAGGGCAGGGCGCCCGCCCGTTGCTCATCCCCCATTGAGGGGATCGGGCCTTCATCAACATGAGGAGGCCACCTGATGGCCACGATCACCTACTCGCCCGCGCAGATCGCCGAGGCCATCCACGGGCCTGATGACAGCGAGGTCAAGACCCGCATCAGCGAGCAGGCCCGCGAGGCCGCGCGGTTGAAGGCGCGGGCCCTGGGCTATCGCTCGCTGGCGGACTTTGCGCGGGATGCGATCCATGTGGCGACCTTCGGTGCTGCGGCTGTGCAGCAGTGTCATGCCGGGCGCTTGAAGGGTGTGGGCCAGCCTTGGGCCAACTCTGGGCTCGACTCCGAGTTCGGGAGCGCGCTGTGATGATGGGCTCCGACATCGAGCTCGATGCGATCGAATGCGAGGTCCATCGCGCCGGCATCATCGCCATGCGCCAGCGTGCCGCCGAGCTGCGCGCCGAGCTGTGTGCATCGCGTGGGCTGACACTGTCCCAGGGCTGCCAGCTCGGCTGCAGCACCTGCGGTGTGGCCGATGCCAGCCCGGCCCGCTGCGAGCAGTGCACCGGTGTGCACAGCGCGGCCGAGCGCGGCTGCCGCTGCGGGCCAGATGGATGCTCGGACAGCTCGTGCCCAGGTCGTGTCACTCTGGTGGGCCACCTGCCGGCAGATGACGCCGAGGGCTGCGCCGAATGACCGACATCCTGGTCGACGCGTTGCCGCTGCACCCGCTGTGCACGCTGTTCCCGCGCATGGCGGGCGATGAGTTCGCCGCGCTGGTGGCGGACATCCGCACCCATGGCCTGCGTCAGCCCATCGTGCTGCACGAGGGCATGGTGCTGGACGGCGGCAACCGCTACCGGGCGTGCCTGGATGCAGGCGTGGTGCCGGTGTTCGTGCAGTTCGATGGCGTGTCGGCGGTGGCCTTCGTGTTGTCGGCCAATCTGCACCGGCGGCACCTGTCGCCCGGGCAGCAGGCGGCCATCGTGGCCAGTGCGCAGGATTGGGCTCAAGCGCAGCCGGCAAGCAGGCCCGAGAAAGCCGGCAACGTTGCCGGGTTATCGACCGTTGCCGATCGTGCCGCGCAGTCGGGTGCCAGCGAGCGTACCCAGCGCATGGCCGACAAGGTGGCCAAGGCCGACCCCGAGCTGGCGCGCCAGGTGGCGCATGGCGAGATGAGCCTGCCACAGGCGCTGGCCCGGGTGAGCCCGGCCGCTGTGGCACCAGCAGCACCTTCCCCCGTGCCTGCGCCGGCACCTGCGCCCTTGCCGGCGGCAACACCTGCGGAGCCTGCGCCCGCTGTGGCCGCAACCGGCCCGGCGCCCTGGGATGACCTGGCTGCCCAGGTGGCTGAGCTGACCGAGGCGCGCGATGTGCTGGCCGAGGAGAACGACCGGCTGAACGATCGCCTGGCCGTCGAGGCCATGGATGCGTCCGAGGACGAGCGTTCTGCGGCGGCCGAGCTGATTGCAACGCTGCGCCAGCAGGTGGCGGTGCTGTCCGCCGAGTTGTCCGCGGTGAAGGCGTCGCGCAACTCCCTGATGACCGAGAACCGCGAGCTGAAGGTGTCGATCGGATCCCTGCAGCGGCAACTGAAGAAGGTGAGCGCATGAGCCACGCCGTCGAGCTGCAGCTTCGGGACTACCAGGAGCAGGGCATTCAGGGCCTGCGTGAAGGGTTCGCGGCCGGTCACCGGGCCCAGATCCTGTACGCGCCCACGGGTGGCGGCAAGACGGAGCTGGCCATCAGCATGATGGACAAGGCTCGCCGCGCTGGCCGCCGTGCCGCGATGGTGATGGACCGGGTGGTGTTGTGCCACCAGACGAGCGAGCGCATGGACCGCTACAACATCCCGCACGGGGTGCTGCAGTCCGGGCACTGGCGCTACCGCACCTATGAGCCGATACAGGTGTGCTCGGCGCAGACGTTGGAAAAGCGTGGCAGCTTTCCGGGGCTGGATCTGCTGATCGTGGACGAGGCGCACAACACGCGCGCGGCCACGGCGGCCTTCATCGCTGGCCAGAAGTACCTGAAGGTGGTGGGCCTGACGGCCACGCCGTTCACCAAGGGCCTGGGCAAGATCTACGGCAATGTGGTGCAGACGGCGACGACGGCTCAGCTCATCGAGCAGGGCAACCTGGCGCCGCTGCGGGTGTTCATCGCCAAGGAAATCGACATGGACGGCGCCAAGAAGGTGGCCGGCGAATGGAGTGATGCCGAGGCGAGCGAGCGCGGCATGAAGATCACCGGCGACGTGGTGGCCGAATGGGTGGCCAAGACGACCGAGCTGTTCTGCGGCCCGCGCAAGACGGTGGTGTTCTCGGCCGGCGTGGCCCACGGTGCCGACCTGGCGAAGAAGTTCGCCGAGGCGGGCTTCAACTTCGTGGCGCTGTCGTACAAGGATGATGACCAGTTCAAGCGCGACGCGATCGCCGAGTTTGCGAAGCCCGACAGCAGCATTCACGGGCTGATCGCCACGGACATCCTGACCAAGGGTTTCGACTGCCCGGACGTGATGATCGGCATCAGCGCGCGGCCGTTCAGCAAGAGCCTGAGCAGCCACGTGCAGCAGCTGGGGCGCGTGATGCGTGCCGCGCCGGGCAAGCCGTTCGGTGTGTGGCTGGACCACTCGGGCAACTACCTGCGCTTTCAGGCCGACTGGGACGAGGTGTTCGCCAATGGCCCGGGCAAGCTGGACGATGGCCGCGAGGTGCCCAAGGCGGAGCGGCCCAAGCACGAGAAGGAGGCTGCAAAGTGCCCGCGCTGCGGCCACCTGTGGGGCAACACCGACATGTGCAGCCACTGCGGCCATGTGCGGGTGCGCCTGAACCTGGTGACGGCCGTGCCGGGCGAGATGGAAGAGGTGACGGTGCGCCTGGCGGCCGAGAGGGCCAAGCAGCGCACCTTTCTGGCCGAGCTGGCCGGGCTGGCTGCGGAGCGTGGCTACAAGCCGGGTTGGGCGGCGATGCAGTTCAAGAGCAAGTACGGCGCGTGGCCCAAGGGCATGGAGTCGGTGCAGCCGTCGCCGCCCAGCGCGGCGGTGCGCAAGTGGGTGCGCAGCCAGCAGATCCGCTGGGCGAAGTCGGCGGCCCGCAGCAGCAGCAGCAGCCTGGCGGCCTGAAGTCAGCATGGGCATGGACTTCATCACCTTCTGCCGCATGCATGGCGTGGTCATCGACTGCCTGCCACCGGTAGGCAGGTGGAAGCGCTTCAAGACCGAGGACAAGCCGCACAGCCGCAACGGCGCTGTGAAGTGGATGGGTGACCACGGCCATGTGCAGAACCACGCCACCATGACCGAGGTGGCGAGCTGGCGGCCGGATGACACCGACAAGTTCACCGTGGACCACCGGGCCCTAGCAGCGGCTGCCGCAGCGGCTGCAGCTGCCGAGCGCGAGCGGGCTGCGGCGCGTGAGCGGGCGGCGCGCAAGGCGCAGTGGATCCTCGACCAGTGCCAGCAGGCCCAGCACGCCTACTTGGAGCGCAAGGGCTTCAAGGACGAGCGCGGGCTGGTGTGGATCACGCCCCGCGGGCCGGTGCTGGTGGTGCCGATGCGTGTGGGCGCTGACCTGGTGGGCTGCCAGCTCATCAGCGAGGCCGGGGAAAAGAAGTTCCTGTCGGGCCAGCGCACGACGGATGCCGCGTTCGTGATCGGCCACCACGGCGCCCAGGTGCTGTGCGAGGGCTATGCCACGGGGCTGTCGGTGCGTGTTGCTCTGGCAGCTGCCAAGGTGCAGCGGCAGATCGTGGTGACGTTCTCTGCCAACAACCTCAAGCGCATGGCCCGCCCGGGCGCGCTGGTGGTGGCGGACAACGACGCCAGCGGCACCGGCGAACGGGTGGCGCGCGAGACGGGCCTGCCCTACTGGCTGAGTGACACGGTAGGCGAGGACTTCAACGACTTCCACCAACGCGCAGGCCTGTTTCGGGCCTGCAGCGGGCTCAGGAGCGCGCTATTCGGCGTGGGTAGGGGTCAGGGCATGCCGTAGGACCAGGCAGGCGTCTGGCGCGCGCAATCGCATGGCCCTGAATCGGGTGACACGCCAAGAAAGACCGCCGCACCGCCGGCGCAAAACGACGGTACTGAGGGGCGACATGACCGTGCAATTCGGGAGCCACCTCGGCACCGCTGGCTGACCCTGACAGGGGCCGCGCAGGTGGGGACCTCGACGGGTATGGGTAAGACAAGCCTGACGAGGAATGCGCGGATGTGACGCTGGAGATCCTCCCGGCCCCTGGTGGGGGTAGGGGGGCTATTGGCTGGAGTTCCCGGAACTCCTCGGTATCACGCACATGCGGCAGGCGCGCCGCGGTGCCGGACAACAGGACGACAGGCAGTGAGCAGCAACAACGACAGCAGGACGAGCGCAGCCCGAGGCACCACGGCGAACACCAGCCGTTGGGCCTGGCTGCCAGCCTTCATGCCGAACGTGGCCCGTGCGCTGGCCCAGGCCCGGCGTGAGCACGGCGCCGAGTGGGTGAACCAGTGCTGGAAGCTGGGTGTGATCCAGGGACAGACCGGCTACTTCTTCGCAGCAGAGGGCGGCATGACGGTGGGTACGCCCACGCCCGCCCAGGCGCTGACGTGGTTCGATCCGCAACCCGGTGAGCGTGGCGACTACATGCTGGCTGTGCCGGCGCCGGTCGGCCAGGCCGAGAAGGCTGCAGCATGAAGATCGACATCAAGATCGAGGGGCTGAAGGAGTTGCGCGCCGGGCTGCAGGGCTTCAGCGAGCGGCGGATGAATGCGGCCGTGGCGACGGCGTTGACGCGCACGGCGGCGGCGGTATCGAGGGACTGGCAGGCGCAGATCAACGCCAGGATCGACAGCCCGACGAAGCGCACGCAAGCTGCAACCGCGTTTGTGGGTGCCAAGGCGAACCTGCTGCAGGCGATGGTGTTGGTGAAGGACCGCATGCCAGGCCTGGCCCCGGCAGACTATCTGGCGCCGCAGGAGCGTGGCGGTGGGCGGCTCGTCAAGCAGTTCGAACGAGCGCTGATCAACTCGGGTGCGATGCCATCGGGTTACATCACCGTGCCTGGCAGGCATGCGCAGCTCAACGCGTTCGGCAATGTTTCCAAGGCTCAACTGATCGCGGTGATTCGCCAGCTCGGCCAGGACTACTCGCCGGGATACGCCCAGACCATCAGCAAGAGCACATCCAAGCGCCTCGCGTCGATGGCCAAACATGGGCGGCAGTACATCGTGGTGCAGCCCGGTCAGGAGCGCATCGCCAAGACGGATGCGGGGATCTACGAACGGATGGCTGATGGCCATCGCAAGGCGATCTTCCTGTTCAAGCGGGCTGTGTACTACAAACGCCGGCTGGACCTGCTTGGGGATGGCGTGGCAGGCGTCCAGGATG